GAAGAAGATGCCCAGTTCCATCATCTACATCTTTAAGATAATAATTTGTTAGATAGTATCCTTTATATTTTTTTTTTAAATAGTTAATCCTCTTTTGAAAATATTGCTTATTATGAAGAAATTTCCATTTACCATTCCAAGGAACGCCTCCTGTATCAGATAACTCAAACCGTCCATCTTCGCCTTTTCCCATAAGCCTATTAGCAACCGCACCTATACCAGTCGCCCCTTTCGCAATGACGCCCATATATTTCGGAATCCGTTTAACTAATTCTTCTACGGGTTGATAAATAAACGCTTTGGCTTCTTCGGTTAAGCAATTATTAGCGGAAAGCAACCCCATAATGAAGTTTTGACAATTATTAGTGAAAGCATCATATAACCAATAATTAGAACCCATCGAATCCTCGCCCTTCTTCATAAATTCACCAATAGTAATATTTGGAAATGATGAAACTATTAACTGTTCTGATTTGTCTGTTATACTACTTAGAGAGTCGGAGATGTTAATTACTTCATTTTTTTCAACCAAAATATCATTAAGTCTTAATTGCAAGTGAAACATCTGGTCATAATTTGATTCAGATTTTGCTTTTGCCCAAGAGCCAAAGGTCAATATATTAAAAACTTTATCTAAAACAGCCATAATTGGCGTTCTTATAATTACTAATTTGGTTATAATTTCGTCCTTATGTTTATCTAATGTTCGCCTACTTGTATTATTATAATTATGCCTTCTTGTGAATTGTTCCGTAATCTTTCCGGGAATGCTCGCAATCTTAGAAGCAACGTTTTTAGCAACCGATTTGATTTTATCAAAGAAACCCGAACCTGTGAGAGATAAATGTTTATGTTGGGGTAGCAATTCCCCAAATATTAGGCTTTTGTCTTTTAACTTTTTTGTTCTAAATGAACCCTTATTAAATTTCTGTTTCGGAATTACTCGCAAACGATACGAAACTCCGGTTTCTCTGTGGAAATTCTTTTTTCCCATCATTGCCTCATAATCGGCAATAGCATCGGCTAAATTCCATTTCTTTTTGTTATATATAACCGCATGCAAAGCAGAACCTTCTAACATAATAACAATATATATATAAATATTATATTATTTATTAAGATTAATTATATTTGAATTGCCAGAAATAGTGATATTATTGCATTTTTGTGATTTTTGGTGTTGTGATTTATTACTTCTTGATGTTTCGCATTTACATCTATCGCATAATATTATTTCTCGGGCTTTTGCTTTAATTTTTTCATTATTTACTTCATAATATTCTTCTGAATATGTTTTAAGTTTTTCTTTATTTACTTTACGATAATCTTTTTTATATGTTTTAATTTTTTCCTTATTTTCTTCATAATATTCTTTTTTTGTATGTGTAGGTATAGCCTTATTTACGCAATCATTATTTTCAATACAAAATCTTTCTCTAACTTGCAAATCAAATTTAGAGATATTAGCATGTTCTTCTAATAAGTCTATACTAACAATGCTTTCATCTTCAAAAAGTTTATAAGAGGTCATAAAATGTCCTGTATTATTTTTAAATCTTTTATAAGTTGATTTATGATTATTTAATCTTTGTGAAAGTGTCTTCTTAGTTGAACCAATATAACATAAACCATTATCCGAAATTAATTTATAAATACGCCCAATAGAATATATCTCAGTCATATTTAATTATCTTACTATTATACCTTATCAGTTTATTATTAGATAATTATTTAGTCTTATTAATAATAATACTTACTATGTCATCAAAAGGCAAGTCTAACTCTTTTTTAAGTTTTGTCATAGTAGAAGCAAATTCACGCAATGATTTTTTAGAAAGCAAATATAAAATTGACCAACGTCCGCATGTGTTGATAGAACCGCCTTCGGCTTGATACTTAATATCATTATACCAGACATCGCAAGGGGTTTTATTAAGCAACATACTTAAATAAGGGCGGTTCTGTCCTAAATCATAATTTTCTGAATTAGTGTTATAAAGTAATTGGGAATCAATAGGGTCACCATATGAATCGAAAAAATAAATCGCATTATCTAGATAATGTAAGGCAACCCAATGTCCGCGGTTTATAGATGTCTCATAAAGAAACACGATAACCGGATTTTTTTTGAATTCGGCCATAATATCCGCAATCTCGCCAAATTTTGAATAAGAAATAATAGGAACATTCCCTAGATATGAACGAATTTCGCTATCATCAAGTGGGCTCTTTTTAATGTTAGATATTACTTTTTTCATCAATAATATATTATATAATATTATAATATAATAAGCATGAGTTTCAATTTATCAACAAGAATCAACAACTTGCAAGTTCAAATAAACGACATCGAAGACAAAGGCCTAACTAATCCACTAACAGCCGATATGGACGTTGCAGGATACGAAGTGCTACATGCCAAACTAATAACAGGGGATACAACCAACGGTTTAACCCTATCAACAGATAGCATAGCGGGAATTATACTTGAAACCGATTTGCATTCAACGCATGAAATTACTTGTTCTACACTTAATTATACTACATTGAACCCCCCTATTAGTTCATCCCCAATAACATATACACTAATAGGTAGTCATACAGTCGAACCAACAGCAGGAAATATAAACATGTTCAATGATAACCCGAATAGTGGTTTTATATCAAATCAATCTCTAACTAACCCTTCGCTTTCTTGTTTTGTTCAAATACTTAATATGTCTAGTTCTGATACTGTTAAAATCGGGTTTTCATCAAGTTCAACAGCAACAACCCCCGATTATGGCATTTATTATTATCCAACCGATACCAATATAACAAGTATTGGCGGGTCTGGTGCTATACCTTATACACTCTCAACTATAACTTTAGATTTAATCGTTATAGGAACTAAACTTAAGTGTTATATAAACTCTGTTGAACAGCCTTTATTAGAAGCAACTATTCCTAATGGTTCATATTACTTAAATTGTTATACCTATGTAGGAACAGAGATACAAGTGCAGAATATAGCATTTGCTACTAATCACGCCCAAACATTAGAGGATGTGCTAGCAACGGGAAATGATGCAAGCGGTCAAAATATTATTGGTGTAGGGGCTTTAACGGTTGGAACGTTAAACTATACAACATTGAACCCGCCATTGCCAACAGCCCAAACATTCAGCCAAATATTGGCTTCTTCGGGCGATGGTGGCGGGCATGACATCACAAACGTATCGGCTATTACTACGGGAACATTAAACTATACCACGTTAAACCCCCCAATTCCGCCTTCTCAATGGGTCGGAAATGCTACAAGTCCTTTGATTATGAATTTGCATCCTATTGAAAGCACAACTTATATTGCTTTTAATCCTAATGGCATTTTAGTGCCTACTAAGCCGATATTAACAATGCAAAGCGATTCAACATCACTAACTAGTGGTTTTAGTATTTCCCAAGAAGGCGGTGCTAATCCGGGGTTAATTTATGATTCATATTATAATAAACCGCCTTTTGTCGCAACCGCAACAGATAATTTAGATATGACTGGACATGCTATCCTAAATGCAGCATCAATAACTCTTCCGGGTGATGAATTATTATCTATTGATACACAATTGACCCTTACAAAAGATGGGCTAAGAACTTCTGGGGCAATTTATGATTCTTTTTATAATAAACCAACTTTGACACAGGTTTTAACTGGGGGAAACGATGCAGGAAACCAAGATATAACAAATGTTAAAGACTTAACGGTTTCAACATTAAACTATACAACACTCAATCCTTCCTTGCCAACAGCCCAAACATTCAGCCAAATATTGGCTTCTTCGGGCGATGGTGGCGGGCATGATATTATAAATATATCGGCTATTAGCACTGAAACGCTTATAGTAAATACCATAACTCAAATATTAGACTTAACATTATTACCATCTGCGACATATACTAATGGAACAGTCATCATCGCACATTCAGGCATTGACAACGGGTTTTATACAACAAATGCTTTATTTAATCCAACAATACAAGCCAATCTTGTTTATACTAGTAATAGCGGTTCAAATTCTATGTCCTTTGGTTATACAAAAGACCCGACAAGTGCAAAACCTATTGAATACGGAATCTTCTTTTATCCAAATGTTGGCTACATTCAAGCAATACAAACCAATGCACCATATACATATGTCGGATTATCAGTGTTGCTCAGAATGGAGGTTTCCGGCAATAGACTGAAAACATATGTAAATGGAACATATATAACAGCATTAGACCAAGTAATACCGCCAGATAATTATCAAATGATGGCTTATGGCTTCGTAAATAGTGGGGACACTTGCACATTAACTAATTTGCAATACGTGGAAGGGACAAATCTTAATTTAGGAAATATTTTAGCAATGGGCAATGATGCGGGAACCCAAGATATTATAGGGGTTAAAGATTTGACTTGTTCAACGTTAAACTATATCTCGCTTAATCCCCCAGTTTCCGCAACAACTGAAACATTTGCCCAAATGTTAGCAAAAGGCAGTGATGCGGGCGCGGGAAGTATAACAAATTTGGCCGAACTGACTGTTGGAACGGTTAAATATACTACTCTTGACCCGCCATTTCCAAGTGCAACTGTTCCGTCGCTTTCGCAAGTTCTTGCCGTTGGAAGCACAGCCGGCGGAAGCAACATTTCAAACATTGGAATTTGCACAATGGCCAATACAACAACAAACGCAATAGTTCTTCAAAGCACCCCAACAACGGAAACATTCCAATTGTTCGGCGATGTTGTTTCAGGCAAAAATTATTTCAATATTCAACAATATTCAGGCGGTTCTGTTAAAGCAACCCCAATGATAATTAATGATGTAGATAGCATTAATTTGACCGCAACGGATTTGATACATAACACTAATAATTACATCCTTGACACATCGGCAAATTTACCAATATTCACTCAAGCCTTTTCCGCAACCGCACAAGACCTTTCTGTTTTGCAACAGACAGATAAAATTTTTAGTTTGCCTATTTACACCAAAACAACTACACTAAACTTTGGTTTGCATTCAGTTTCGCTTGATATTAGCATGTTATCATTAGACCTTGGTTCATCTGCACCATTTACATCAGGAACAGAGATATTGTTATACTTAGCCGAAAGCATAACCAGTTATAACCCAGCACAAGGAAACACATTAGTAATTATTCCGCCTCTTGTTTCGGGTTTTACTTATACCATTCCATATTTCAAACTATGGTATACCACAGCCAACGCAACGCCAACCAACATAAGAAATTTATTCTTATGCATACATTTCACACAAGTAAATCTAACACAAGGCGGAACTATTACAGGGGGCTTTCTAGCATCGGGTTATGTGTCGCAAGTTCAAGCAAACAGTATAAGTTGGTAGAACCCTAATTAATTAATGCTTAGTCTTAGTAATACTCTAAATATTTTAAACTTAATTATATCATAAATATTTAGACTATTAAGCCAATGTTGGCAATGGAAACTTAGAGACACCAAGGCTTCCCTCAATACTAACACCGCCACTTGTTGCATTATTTGAGTAATAAGTAATGCCAGATGTTGAACTTAGGGTTTGATACCCGATAATATTCCCGCTTGTTCCAACACAAGAGAAAAAGTTTCCAATAAGGCTTACTGAATTTCCAGTTAATCCATTTACTACATGTAAAATATAATTGACTCCGCTTGAATTAACGGGCGTTTTGCTTGTTCCACTACTTTGCAAGAATGCGTTGTTGCCAAAAATCAATGTCTTGAATGATGAATTATAACTAATCATAGAAGCAAGAGTTGCCGAAGCATTATCTTGTGTGCATTGGTTATTGGTAAAAAGAAATATCCTTGCCGTTCCATCAATTACAAAGAGGTTCTGATTGCTTGCGGATGTAATAATGTTATTGTTAATAGTCAAACCACCATAACTAAGAGTGCATAAATTCGTTCCTGTCAAAGCCGTAAGACTTCCCGCTAATTGGCACCCTTCCAAGTATAACCTACAGTCGGGATTATCGCCTTGGCTTGTATCGGGTATTAGTCTAATCATATTTCTGCTTGCATACATGAAGCAATTAACAACAACCAATGTATGCGACCCTCTTGAATAATCAAGAATGCAAGTTTGGCTTCCGCCGACAACAGAGACTAATTGCAAGCCACAAAACATGATTTGATTGTTAAACATATCAACTGTATTCCCAGAGTTGCTTGTAATTGTAATATTTCCTGTAATATTCGACATAACATTAACATAACGGCTTTGGCTTTGGCCGGTAAATTGAATTCTTGGCTTAGTAATAGTCAAATTTTCAACATATGAACCAAATGAAATAATTATATTAGTCCCCGAACCATCCCAAACTGCTTCACTCACATTTATCGCATATTGCACTGTTTTAAATGGATTAAGAACACCGCCACCACCAACCGCATCAGTTCCATTCTTTGAAACATAATAAGTATTCTTCGGATTGAAGCCTACTTCCGGCGAAAGTGTTGTATAATTTAATTTGTTGCAAGTAATCTCGTTAATACCAGAAATTGAGGCATTCGTATTTGATGATATCAAATTATCGGTTTTATTAACTGTTAGTGTTGAATTACAAAATAAAGCATTCTCGCCATTGTTATAAATAATACCTTCTGTTCCAATTGAGTTGCCTATAAGTTCGCCGAGAGATGAAAACCCCGATGATGTCGTTAATCTACCTAGTCCTTTATAAAGTGTGAGTCCATCTATATTTAGACTTTTAGCGGTTATAATATTAGAGTTATTAATATCATGTAATCCCATATCGACACTCTGAGATGCGGTATATCCAGCCCAAAGCGCCGCGTTAGCATCTGAACCACTTGCACCAGTCGCACCAGTCGCACCAGTCGCACCAGTCGCACCATCAAGACCAGTCGCACCCGTAGCACCTGCGGGGATAGCGGGATTCAAAGTAGTATAATTTAACTGATTACATGTTATTTGGTTCATTCCCGTAATGCTTGCATTTGTATTTGATGATATTAAATTATTATTTTTGTTTATAGTCATTGTTGAATTGCAAATTAGAGCCTGAAGCCCATTATTATAAAAACTCCCTTCTGTTCCGTAGTTTTGAGCAACAATATCACCAACACAATTAAAGGGAAGATTGCACCTAAACCTTCCCGCAACGGTTGATAATGTAGCACCATTAACTCTTACAGTAGTTGCATATACATCTTTCGCATTAGTTATATCATTCAATCCCATATTGACACTCTGAGATGCCGTATATCCAGCCCAAAGCGCCGCGTTGGCATCTGAACCACTTGCACCAGTCGCACCAATTGCACCAGTTGCACCAGTTGCACCAGTCGCACCAATTGCACCAGTTTCGCCTTGCAATCCACGCATTCCTTGCAAACCTTGCAACCCTCTTTCGCCAGTCGCACCCGTAGCACCCGTAGCACCTGCGGGAATTGCGGGGTCAAGAATCGAATATTGCAATGTTCCAGTTTGAATATTAGGAACTTTAAGCAATCCAGAACTTGGGTTATACGTATATCCAGTTGCACCACCTACAAGTTGCGAGCCAGTTAAACCCGCAACAGTTGCGATATAGAAGTCTTGATTTGATGAAAATGCATATGTATCAACACTATTCGCATTAGTCCCGCCCGCAATCTGCAAATCAACATATCGCTTGTTGCATAATTCATCATCTGCACCAGGAACAGCCGAACATTGGGGCAATGAGTCAAAGGTAGTAGTCCCCGCAATATGACATGTTTGCGCTGTAGCATCATAACTTATATTATCTTCGGCAAAGTTATAAGTGATTGCCCCAGAATTATTAACCGTATTAAGCACACTCTTTGAAACGGCTTCAGTGTTGCAATTAATAAAAGCATCACTTACGAATTGCAACTGAGAATCAACAAGGTTTAAATTTGCTTCTACAGAAATATCATTAATGATAGGGGCACCCGCCGATTGTAGATGAAGGCATTGCATTGTATTAAATAATGCTACATTAGACGGGTCGCTTCCTGTAATAGTTTGCCCTACACCTAAAAAAGACCCAGCCCCCAGAACTTCGGTAAGTGAAGGCGTTTCTACGGGGGGAACTGCAACAATATATGAAGGGTTGATTTTGCCAGCATTTACGCCTGTTGTTAAAAAGATTTCTCTATTAGCCATTATATAATATAACTATTATAAAAATTTATTCTATTATGAAAAATATTCTATTATGAAAAAATAAAATAATAGATATATTATATAGATAAATGGATATTATTAATAAAATTTTTGAAGAAAAAGGGTTATCTGACAACTCAAAAAAATTGTACCTGTCTAATCTACGCAAGTTAAATAATGGTTCGCCTATCAAGAACTTAAATTTTCTTAAAGATATGCCTAAATGTTTAGGCTTGGTAGCGGATTACTCAGATAATTCGAAGAGAAGTTATATTATTTCTGCGTGTTCGGTTCTTAAGCAAATGCCAAAGATGAAGACTGTTTATAATAGATGGTTCGCTTTGCTTAATAATGTTAATACTGATTTAAAAAAAGTAGAATCGAGCGGAATTAAAACGCAAAAGCAAACCGATAATTGGATGTCTTGGCCTGAAATCATGGCAATTAGGGATGCATTAAAGCCTGATTCTATTGAACATTTACTATTATCTTTATATGTAGATATCCCACCAAGGCGGGCTTTAGATTATACAAATATGAAGATGGTTGATGATGGGGTTAATAATTATTGCGATATGAAAAATAAAAAGTTCATATTTAGGAAATATAAGACTGTTAAAACAATGGGCGAACAGAGTGAGCCCATAGCCGAAGACTTATACCGAATTATCGAATCCTATCATGGTAAGAACCCATCTGAGTTTTTACTTGGTAAGTCTTATACAAGTCCTAATATTACGAAAATGCTTAACAAAATATTTAAGTCTAAAGTCTCGGTCAACATGATTCGCCACATTTACTTATCTAATAAGTATGGACAACAAAAGGAAGATATGAAGAAGGACTCAATCGCTATGTCCCATAGTCTATCGACTCAAGCCGATTATATAAAGCAATAGATAATTATTAAGTTAAAATAATAAAAAAAATAAAATATTTAGATATTATATAATGTCTTACTCGAATGATTACAAATATGGCATGACTCAAGAAGCAAGGATTTTAAAGACTATTAAGCACTTCTGGAACAATCCGAATATTCAGAAGAGTAGCGATAAATATTCAACATATGATTTTTTTGATGGGCAAACATATTATGAACTCAAAAGCCGTAAATGTTCAAGCAAAAACTATAATACAACTATGCTTCCATCAGGCAAGTTATACAGTAAATGCGAACAAGTCTTCTTA